TCTTGAAAAGACCCTGCTCGAATCCGAACGCATTCGCGTCCGGCTTCAACAAGACAGGGGCGAGTTGGTTGAGATCGCCGTAGTTCGCGAAGCCGGTATCCGCATCGGAGCGATCTTCTCGGCCAAACTCGCGGCATTGGTCAACGACGCCAGCGGCGCGTTGGCAGGACTAGACGAAGCGAGCTTGCGAAAGAAGCTACATGAGCGAACGCAGTCGATCTTGGCCGAGATCCGAAACGAACTTGAGAAGGTATAAATCATGACATACGAAACACGAACAACAAAAATGATAGTTGGAGTAAAGGGAGAGCAGATATTTGACGACAGCGTCACCGAGATCGAGATCGTTGACGAGGCCGCTGGGGAGTTCTTGGAGATCAGCCAAGAAGGCGGCAAGCTTCGCTTCGACGCGGAGGAATGGCCGCACGTCCGCGACGCCGTCGAGAAGATGTTTAAGCTGTGCCGAAATTATGACTAAACGCGAACTCTGGAAAATATACGCCAAGCGGAATCCGTCCTTCGACGGCGAGGGCAACGTGACGCTGTCAGCTGCCGGGCTGCGAAAGATGTTTGAGACGACATGGGAAATTGCCATGTATGATGGAGAAGAAGAGTCGACTTCTAAACAACCGGCGTCGGGGAATGTCGACGCGCTCAAACATATTTTCGGAATGAAATGAATCCACTAGCACAAGGCATCCGCGACGGCATCAAGCTCGCGTTCGACGGCACGATACTTGATTGGGCAAGCGATCACGTTAGTTTCCCCAACTCGGATCGCGCTTCGCGATTCGATCCGTCGGTTGCGCCGTGGCTGAACGCGCCGTTGTTGGCGGCAAGCGACGACGAAACGACGCAGGTCTTTCTCCGCGCTCCGACTGGGGGCGGGAAGACTACCATGATGGAAACGCTAGCTTGCTTCATTGTTGCACAGAAGCCTGGGCCGACATTGTTCGTAGGGCAGACGGATGACATGGTCAAGGACTGGACGGAGTCGCGCTTGTTGCCGATCTTCAACGAATGCCAGCCGGTCAAAGACCTATTCCCAGAAGACCGGCACGCTCTCAGAAAAACGACTATACTTTTCCCACATATGGTTCTCTTCGCAGGCGGTGCGAACATGACCAACCTTCAAGAAAAATCGATGCGCTATTGCATCGGTGACGAGGTCTGGCGGTGGAAAAGCGGGATGATAAAGGAACTCAAAGCTCGACATCACGACCGCTGGAACCGAAAGACGCTTCTCGTCTCGCAGGGGTGGGACGCAGGGCATGAGGCAGACGCTGAATGGGACAGCGGGACGCGGGAAGTGTGGGGCTGGACTTGTTCCCATTGTGGGAACTGGCAGAGATACCTATTCGATCATATCGAATACACGACCGAGCGCGACGACAAGGGCGGCATCTTGTGGGACAAGGTGCAGGACTCGGTCGTTATGAAGTGCGAGCACTGCGAAACGCGCTACAAAGACGACGCGAGCACTCGACGCAACCTTGCAAATACTGCAACTTACCGCGCACTCAATCCACATCCGGTGCGAGGGCATCGCTCGTTTGAGTATCCAGCTTACGCCGTATGGTGGATACCTTGGTTTTCCATCGTCAAGGAATGGATCGAGGCCAACGAAGCCAAGAGCAGCGGCAACCTAGAGCCGTTAAAACAATTTATTCAAAAGAGAAAGGCGCAGACTTGGCAAGACGAAGTGACGAGCGACCTTCCGGAGATCACAACCGGCGACTACGCGAAGGCCGAGTATCTCGAAGGCCAGAAGATCGACGGAGAGCACCGGCGCTTTATGTGCGTTGATAAACAGCGCGATCACTTCTGGTGCATCGTCCGCGCCTTCCGCGTGGATGGGTCTTCGATGCTCTTGCACGAGTCGCGCCCGCTGACTTGGGAAACGCTCGACGCCATCCAGCAACAATTTGACGTCATGCCGAGATGCGTTGTGGTGGATGCCGGTTATGATACGCCGCTGGTCTACGAGCAATGTGCTCGGCGTGGGTGGACGGCCTCGCACGGATCGGGGCAGGACGGATTTTATCATATCGACGGCGGGCGGCGCACTCGGCGCTTTGTTTCTAAAATCGAAGGAGCGCAAGCCGGATCGGATGGTTTGAAGTGCGCGTACTTCTTTTTCTCCAACGAAGGAATAAAGGACAAGCTCGCTTCACTTCGCCAAGCTGACGCTGTGCCGAAATGGGAAGTTGCGCGGGACGTGTCGGATGACTACCGAAAGCAGATGTTGTCGGAGATGAAAAAAGACGTGACCAATTCCAAAACAAAACAAGTCGAGCAACGATGGGTGCGCATCGGCGGACGTCCTAACCATCTTTGGGATTGTGAATGCATCGCGCTTGCGTCCGCTATGCTCGCGGGGGTTTTGCCGATAGGCGCGGAGAGCTAGGTTTTAAGCGGCTCCGACGAGGGCAAAAAATAATTTTATTTTTTTCTTTTCAAGAATTAAAAAAGCGTAGATATTCAAAACATCGAAGGGCAAGAAGCCCGACGAAGAAAACCTAAAAAGAAAAAACAAAATGAAAACAGGAATAACTCAAATGGCAAAAGTAGTCGGACTTGATGGTGCAAAACTAAAAGTCCTTTTCACAACTAAACTCCCAGGAATGGTTCAAGTTTTTAAAGCTCATGGGTATGAGTTTATTGGTTTTAATCGGAGTGAATATTGCCGCGCTGAACTTTATGAGCTTCCTAAGTTTCGGGGTCTAGTTGGCCCTATGGGTGGTGATGATGGTATTATTATGTATGAGACGGATGCCGCATATATTGATATATCGTCAGATATTTCTTAATTCGCCAACCGGCGCGGGTTCAATCCCCGCGCCTTTTCTTTTTTTTTGACATCGCCATCAAATGAATGGCGATGAACAAATCATTTTTTGGCCTGCCGCTTGCAACTCTGCAAGAATTGCAGGGCGATTTCACGGCTTGCTTGAAGGCAATAGCCGTTGCAGGCGCGTCGTATAGCATCGCAGGGCGCTCGTTCACTCGCGCTAATCTTGCCGAGGTCGCACAGACGATAAAAGAATTACAGGCCGCTATTGACAATGCGAGCGGATCTCGTGTAAGAAGGTTCACGCCGACGTTTCCAACCCAGCGACCCTAATGCAAGACCTCATCACAAAAGCCCTTTCTCTTGTTGCGCCCAAGGCCGCGCTGGATCGCATGGTCAACCAGGCGAAGCTCCGTAATTTTGGGCGTTTCGACTCAGCATTGACGAGCGAAAAGCGCGGGATCAGCCGTGGCGTATCCGGTGGCGAGGACACGGCAGGAACTCGCGAACGATTCGCGCTCATCCGCGCTGCTCGCGATCTTGCCGACAATTTCCCGCCCGTCCGTTCTCTGCTTTTAAAATTTGCGACCTACGTTTCCGGCCGCATCGCATACCAAGCCCGCACCGGCAACCGCGAAGCGGACACCGCTATCGAAAGATATTGGCAGAAATGGTGCAACGACTGCGATTTTCTTGGCCGTCATAACTTTACAACGCTGTTGCAGCTTGCTGTTACCGCAATGCTTCGTGACGGCGATTGTGGATTTATTATCGTTCGCGACGGCGAAGATTTGAAGCTGCAAAGCGTAGAAGCCGACCGCATCGGATCGCCTTACGACAGAACTGACACGGATAAATATATCGGAGGTATCAACGTAGACGAATATGGAAGACCCATTTCATACACTATTTTCACGCGCACTATCAATAATCAGTATATTTCTCCTGTTGATATTGTTGCAAAAGAGTTTATCCACCTATTCGACGCAGCGCGACTTGATGAATATCGTGGGCGGAGTGCTTTCGCTACTGCGTTAAACGCAACGCGCGATCTGCAAGAAGCGATCAAGGCCGAGGTGCAAGCGATCAAATACGCTAGCTATCAGAGCGGCGTCATTACTACCGAGAGCGGAGCCGCAGACGCTGGCGACTATTTCGCACGCGGCAACACGAACGATCAAGGACAGGTCGCACGACTTCAGTCGCTCGATCCGGGAACGGTCAACTATTTGAGCGCAGGCGAGAAGATGGAGATGTTCAAGTCGGATCGTCCGACAGGCGCATTCGGAGAGTTCATCCGCCTTGTTCAAGCGCACATTTGCATGGCAGTCGGTCTTCCCTACGGCTTTGCGTTCGACGCCGATAAGTCGGGGCCGATGGCAAGGATGGAGGCCGCGATGGCAGAGCGCACTTTCCTGCGGTGGCGTGGACTCTTGGAAGGTCAATTTCTCAACCGCATCAAGAATGTTATCCTTCTTGACGCCGCATCTCGCGGACTCATTCCAGATTCCGAATACTTGCTTGATGGCCGCTGGTGCTGGCCTGCCAAGGTTTCGATTGATTACGGACGCGAAGCCAATGCCGATATTGCACTTTGGAAAGCTGGCTTAAAAACAGCCGGACAGATTTACTCCGACATGGGTGAAGACTACGAAGAGGCACTCCGCGCACGGGCGAAGGAAGCGAATATGATCAAGGAACTTGGTCAAGAGTTCGACGTGAAGCCTTCGCGCATTTCGGATTCAGTTCCAACAAGCACGTCCGACTCGATTGAAAAAATTCCTCCGCTCATCGAAAGCATCGGCGCAAACGGAACATTTGCAGTTTCAACGATTCTCGCTCAACTCGCTTCAGGCGGATTAAGTCCCGAACAAGTTGCAGTTATCTTGCGCGTTGTATTTGGAATGGACGAGGAGAGCGCGGATGAATTAACGCGATCACAAGCACCAAAACCGCAACCGCAACAAAAGCCGGAGGAACTCTCATCATTCGAAGATGATCAGAACAAACCTAGCAAAGGCATGGTGGAAGAAGCGCTAAAGGGCTTAAAGTGGCGCGAAGAATACAACCGAGGCGGGACAGCTGTCGGAGTCGCACGCGCTCGCGACATTTCGAACGGAAAGAATCTTTCCGACGATACCGTTAAAAGAATGAACTCGTTTTTTTCACGTCACGAAGTCGATAAAAAGGGGCAGGGTTTCACGCCAGACGAAGACGGATTCCCATCCGCAGGCCGCATTGCATGGGCGTTGTGGGGCGGAGACGCAGGGCAAGTGTGGGCCGCCGATAAGGTTAAAGGAATGCAGGCATCGCAGCCCGAACAGATGAAAGTCTCGCTCGCCGTCCGCGATACGTTCGGACGCATTACCGGATTTGAAACAAAGCACGAACTCGTTATGCCGACTCCAGACAAAGACGAAGAGCAAGACGACTTTATTGGCCGTTGCATGGTGAGCGGAACAATGACGAGCGAATATCCAGACGAGAGTCAGCGCACCGCCGTTTGCATGGCGCAATGGGAGAAAAAATAAATGATCACACACGGAATCGCACTCGAAGCAAAAAAGGCACTCATCACCGGCGTCCACCAACCTGGGGACGAATACCGGATCGCGCTTTACAGCGCATCGGCAAAGATCGGGCCGACGACCAAAGCCTACACAACCGAAGGCGAGATCAAAGGCATGGGCTACACCGCCGGGGGCGTAGCACTCAAGGGGCATCGCACGGGCATCATCGGCAAGAATGCCTTTATCACATTCGATGACGTTGTCCTAAAATCCGCAACATTCGCGGCAGGCGGCGCGATGGTCTACAACGCCAGCAAGGGCAACGCCGCGCTTTGCGTCCTAAGCCTCGGAGCCGAGCGGCACGTATACGACGGCGCGTTTGAATTGAAATTCCCCAAGCCAACCGAAACCAGCGCATTGATTTTACTCGCTTAAATATGAAACCAACAAATCCAATCGTCATCGACGGCAAGACCTACGATCTTTACACAATGACGCTCGCAACAGCGAGCCGCTACAACTCGCCAGACCAGCAGGACGCGAGCGTTGTATTGACGCTCACGCCTACACGCTTTGAAGGCGACCAAGTCGAGCAGTCGCAAGAAAACAATCGCACGATTCTTTTCGGTTCGCTCGCCTCCGCTTCGCAACCAGCAATCGTCGCGGTCGATGAAGTTTCAGCCGCAATTCAAAAATTCATCTACGCAGAAGGGCTTTAAAATATGGCCGTCATCAAAGCTCAAGCCTCTGGAAACTGGAGCGCCACAGGAACGTGGAGCGGCGGCGTAGTGCCGACGCTTAACGACACTGTTTATGCGAATGGGTTCACGGTCGCACTTGATCAGTCCATCGACTTGACGGGCAGCGCCGTGGACACTAGCGGCTCGTTTATTCCAGGCCAAATTTACATGATCGTATCTCTCGGCACGACCAACTTTGCATTGACGGCAAACTGCATTGCACCTGGCACAAATGCAGGAACCCCGGTCGCAATCACCTCGGCAGTCGGTCAGATTTTCCAAGCCGTCAACGCTGGCACAGCGACCACCGGAACCGCTCGCCGCATGGGAGCGTTGTTGAACTACGTCAACACGCCGCTGACCATCGCCACAGGTGGGAGCTTCACGATGGCGGCAAGCTACAACATCACCGGTGCATACATACAGGCAGGCTCTGCAAATTGCTTGACGGTCTCAGCCGCCGCAAGCTCGACGCTCGCAGGATGCCACGCTACAGGTTCGGCGTTTACGCTATCCACTCGCGCTATTGCGTTTTCATCCAGCGGCACGTTGACGCTTAACGGCATTGTCGCTATCGGCGGTAGGGTTGTAGGAACAACGGCGGTCAACGGAGCGCACGCAGTCGAATCGACATCGGCAGCAGGCACGATTGCATTTACAAATGCTAGCACGCTGACGGGAGGGAACGTCTTATTTGGGGGGGCTGTAAATAACACTTCGACAGGCACGATCACGGTTACATCCAGCACGGTAACAGGCGGGGGCGGGGCAAATGCCATCTATAACAGCTCAACAGGCACGGTTACGGTTACATCTACGACAATCACGGGCGGGAGTGTTTCTTCGGCTATAGCCAACACCTCAACTGGCACAATCACGGCTATATCTAGCACCCTTACGGGCGCGAGTGGGGGGGCCGCCATCTTCAACAGCTCAACAGGCACTGTCACAGCTACATCCAGCACCGTTACGGGTGGGAGCGCAACTGGGGTCAACGGAATAAACAACGGCTCCAGCGGAACGGTCACATTGACATCAACCACGGTAACAGGCGGGAGCAACGCGACCGCCTACGGAATCAACAACCAAAGCATAGGCCCAGTCACGATCACGGGAGATGTGACGGCATCAACCGCCCCAGGCGTTTTAAACCAAAGCACCGGCACAGTTACGATCACCGGAACATTGACTGCGACAACCGCTGCCCACGCGCTCCAATGCACCAACACGACAGGCGCGATCATTACTTTGAGCGGTTCGCTCATTTACGCATCCAACGGATTCGCTCCGACAAATTGCGCTAAACTTTTAATGAATCCCACGCCAGCATTGGCTAAAGTTCGCTTCGCAAAAAACGGATCGACTACATATTCAGACTTTTTCACCGCCGACAACAGCCTCGGACAAGCCGCAATCACAGACGTTCGCTTCGGAACCGTCTACGCAAGCGGAGCATTGACGGGCGTGGCATATATTCCATCTGCGTCAAGCGTGGCGTTCGGCGTGCCTGTAGACAATACAACCGGCACAGCAACACTCACCGCTGCCGACGTCCGAGCCGCTCTAGGCATGGCATCAGCTAACCTCGACACGCAACTCTCTACAATTTCAACAAAGACGTCGGAAGTTCACGCGATTCACGGCCTCGACATAGCCAACGCGCTAACGGTCACGCCTACGAGCAGAACATCGGGAGCGATCACTCAAGCGATCACCGGAGACGGAACAACAAACACCGTAGTCACGAGGGTCTAAGCGGATGCTCGCTTCCCTGCTCATCGCTACGCAGGGCTTAATGCCAAGCCCAACGCCGCTTTCAATCGGCGTTCAGGGCTTGCTGTTCATTTCAGTCGTTCCACCTGTCCCTATTTCTCCAACCGATCTGCCAGGCGGTGGAGGAAGAGGACGCGAAGAACGCAAAGTTACGGTCAAAGTTCGCGGCAACCGTCTTGTGTTCTCGGTCGCGAATGTGGATGTATGCGCTGGCTCGCGCATTCAAGTTGTAGGCTCGTCTTGCTTCTCGAATGCTGG